TACCAGAGGTGGCTGCTGACATCTGTTCACTGCTTGCCAACGGTGAAAGCCTGCGCAAAGTTTGTGAGCGACCGGGCATGCCAAGTAAGACTTCTGTCTTTCGCTGGCTTGCTGAACATTCTGAGTTTCGTGACCAGTACGCAAAAGCTACCGAGACACGTGCCGACGCCATTTTCGAAGAGATGTTCGATATTGCCGATGAGGTAGCCGAAGAGGCTGCAGCAGTCAGCAAAGCACGTCTGCGCATTGATACCCGAAAGTGGGCGCTGGCCCGCATGAACCCGAAGAAGTACGGCGACAAAGTCAGCCAGGAAATCGACCACAAATCATCTGATGGCAGCATGGCGACCAAGCCAACGACTATCCAGTTGCTGCCCGTTGAGCCTAAGTCATGAGTGAAACCGCCCAGCTGCCAATCCCTGCAAAGCTTGCTCCACTGTTCACTGCAACCGGTAAGCGCTATCGCTGCTCACATGGTGGGCGTGGCAGCGCCAAGACACGCACCTTTGCCCTGATGACAGCTGTGAAGGCATATCAGGCCATGATGAACGGTGAGAGCGGAGTGATCCTGTGTGCACGCGAATTCATGAACTCGCTGGAAGAGTCGAGCATGCAAGAGGTTAAGCAGGCGATCCTCTCGGTGCCATGGCTGGCGGCTAATTTTGACATCGGTGAAAACTACATCCGGACAACAGACAGAAGCGTTCGCTACGTGTTTGCTGGCCTGCGTCATAACCTCGACAGTATCAAGTCGAAAGCACGCATCCTGCTGTGCTGGGTAGATGAGGCTGAATCAGTCAGCGAAACCGCCTGGACGAAACTCACTCCGACCGTCCGCGAAGAGGATTCGGAAATATGGGTGACGTGGAACCCGGAGCGCGACGGTAGCGCGACTGACAAGCGGTTCCGCAAGTCTCCGGGCGATGACTGCATCACCGTTGAGATGAACTATTCGGATAACCCGTGGTTCCCTAAGGTGCTGGAAGGCGATCGGCTTAACGACTTAAGGCGTCTAGACCCGGCAACTTATGCATGGGTTTGGGAGGGGGCTTACCTCGAAAATTCAGATAAACAGGTACTGGCCGGTAAATACCGCATCGCTGAATTCTCCGACACGCTGTGGAAAGAGGCTGAACGAATTTTCTTTGGCGGCGACTTCGGTTTCGCAAAAGACCCGAACACACTAGTCCGCTCCTTCATTCTCCATAAGCGGCTTTATATCGAGTACGAAGCGTACGGATTGCAGACTGAACTCGATCACATGCCAGCGCTGTATGACACCATTCCGGGCTCACGCGAATGGCCTATCAAGGCTGACTCTGCTCGCCCCGAGACGATTAGCTACCTTCGGCGGAAGGGGTTTGACATCTCTGCGGCAAAGAAATGGCAGGGAAGTGTCGAGGATGGTGTGGCGCACCTTCGTGGCTTTGACGAAATCATCATCCATCCACGCTGTAAGAACGTCGCCCGCGAGGCTCGCATGTGGTCGTACAAAACCGATCGCATCACTGGTGAGGTTTTACCAAAACTGGCCGATGGCTACGAGCATTGCTGGGATGCGATTCGCTATAGCCTTGACGGGCATATCAAAGGCCGCTCAACGGTATGGGACATCATGTAATGACGAAGAAAAATATTGTCGGTCGTCTTAATGATGGCCTGGTCAGCTTAATGACCTCTCTCGGTGAGAAGATAGGCGCGGTGCGTTACAGCAGCACCCGACCAGACGTGCCAGATAAAGAGCTACTCGCGATGTATAAAAAGTCGTGGGTGGTGAAGAAGTATATCGATAAGACAGCCGCTGACATGCTTAAGCTGCCGCGCGAGTTCTCCGGTGATTTTGACAGCACCATTGAGCAGCGCATCAGAGACACAGAGACGGAGCTAGGGCTTAGCCAGGTATTCAACAACGCACTGAGTTGGGCCTCTCTCATGGGCGACTCGCTTATCGTTGCTGTAACCGACTGCGCTGATGAGCAGATTGCCAGTGAGGTGGATTTGCAGGGCGAGGACATCGTCAAGTTTCTGGTGTTCCGCAAAGGTGAGTATACGCCGGACAGCAACATCATCACCGACGTGAAGTCCGACCACTTTGGCGAGCCGCTGACCTATCAGATTGATGTAGGCAGCAAGCAGCTCAAATTCCATCACTCACGCTGCCTGCGTACAAAGCTCGGTCGCCACAGCATCAAAGACCGCGCCCAGTTCGGCACATCTGACCTGCAAGCGCCATACGAACACATCAAAACGTTCGACACTGCGATCCTGAGCACCGGCGACACCATTCAGGAAGCGAACGTCGATGTCCTGTTTGTGCCAGGCATGAACAACCAGATTGCCGCAGGTCAGGAAAATCAGGTGCGCGAATATGCGCGCGTGATGAAGCAAACGAAATCCTCCACCGGACTGCTGCTTATTGATGCCGGCACTTCAGAAGCACAGGGCCGTTACGAGCAGAAGAACGCGCAATTCACCGGACTGTCGGACGTCATCACCAAGATGGCTACCGTACTGGCTGGCGCACTGGACAGGCCTATCACTGTGCTGTTCGGGCAATCTGCCAGCGGCTTCAGCAGCGGTGAAGAGGACAACAAAGCCTATTACGAAACCATCAACGGTATGCAGGAATCACGCCTGCGGCCGATGCAGGATTTCGCGGATAAGTTCATCCTGGACAAGCTTTCGATTGCTGAGTCGCTCTCTTATGAATACCCGTCAATCGACAGTATCAACGAAACCGAAGAGGCAACGCGCTTTGGCCAGTATGCGACGGGCTTCAACACGCTGGTGACCTCATCGATTCTGACCGAAGAGGTAGCCATCCGAGAGATGATTGCCCGCGGCGTTCTGAAGACAGTAACCGAAGAGGAAATTGCGGGCATCGTCAGCGCTGGCGCAGATTCTGATTTATGGGGAAGCTATGGAACTCCAACAACTCCTGGAGCGCAAGCAGGGCCGCCGGAAACCACGGCGGCGTAAGATGCGCCCACCCACACCAAGCAAACGCGCTGAGGTGTGGTATCGGGACAGGCTTAATGAGTTCATCAACAGCATGACTCAGATTGTCATCGAAGAACTGGAAAGACCAAACCTCACCGACGCGCCAGACACCACATCACTCTCGATCACCGCCAGACTAGCCCGAATCATGCAACGCCTTGCCAGCATATCAATCGCTGACATTGCCAGCCGCATTGCTTCTGGTCTGGTTAATCGCGCCAACTTCCAGAACAAGGAACAAACGCAGCGCACTTACAGCGAGGCGTTTGGCATCGACCTGACTGGAATGCTGGGTGATGGTGCTATCAGGGAGAAGATGGAAGAGGCCGTGCGCGAAAATGTCGGGTTGATAACGTCCATTCAGACGGACTTCATCAACGACATAGGCGAGAAGGTTTTCGGCAATCTTCTGGAAGGTGGCAGAAGCGAGAATCTCATCAGTCTCATTCGTGAGCGTGGTGATGTATCGCTAAGCCATGCCAAGTTCATTGCGCGAGACCAGACAGCAAAGCTCAACTCTGCGCTGACCGAAGCGCGTAGTAAAGCTCTTGGTCTGGACGTGTACGAGTGGAGCGGCACCGGTGATGAGCGAGAGCGCGACAGTCACTTCGTCCTGAATGGAAAGCTTTGCAAATACTCAGACCCAACCGTCTATTCAGACGATGGCGGCAAGACATGGAAGAAGCGCAGCAGTATTGGCGCCTTTGAGGGTAATCCCGGAGAGGACTACCAGTGCCGCTGCCTGTCACTTCCTTACGTAGCGTGGGAATAAAACATGACATGGAAACGAACACCGCAGGGTTACGTAATCACCACTGCGACGATAACCCGTGCCGGTCCGATTGAATATTACGGACACGAAATCGGGTTAACCGGCAGCGATGCCAACAAGAAAATCACAGTAATCCGCACGCTCGACGAACTCTCCAAACCAGAAACTCTCGCCTCATTCAACGGCCTGCCTTTCACGCTGACTCATCCTGACGATGGCGCGGTGAATGCGACAGACCACAAAGAGAAATCATCAGGGCATATCGCTAACACCCGCATCGATGGTGATGAGGTGGTATGTGACGTGTTTCTGACTGATTCGGTGGCGATTGAGACGCTGGAGAAAACCGGCATCCGGGAGGTTTCGGTCGGGTATGAGCCTGCCGAGCTCGCAGACCGTGACGGCAAGTATTACCACATCAACATTCGCGGCAATCACGTCGCGGGCGTAGCAGAGGGGCGCTACGGGCCTCAGTGTAAGTTAAACGACAAAAAAGGTAAGCCGATGTTCAAAACACTAACCGACGCCCTTGGATTCCTGAAGGGTAAGAAACTGAAAGATGCAGAGGGTGCCAGCCTGACGCCAGACGAGATCGTTGGAATGATCGCCGCTCTGGAGAAGGCGCTTGAAGACCTCGGCGCACAAGGTGGCGAAGAAGCGACAGCGCAGGCACAACAGGTGCTGGCACAACTTGCTGAGCTTAAGTCTCAACTTGATGGCATGACGGCCGCTGCTCCTGTGGATGCAGACCCGGCAGCAGGTGATGACGATAAAGACGCAAAAATCACCGCGCTGGAAGCAGAAAACACCGAACTGAAAGCGAAGGTGAAAGAGCTGGAAGATGAACTGGCGGCACTGAAGGCCGACAGCGAAACAGAAGCCACTATGACCGATGCTAAATCACGCTTCCCGAAAGTAAACCTGACTGATGCGAAGTCAGCGCGTGACGTCCGCGCCGCCGTGCTCGTTAGCACTCGTGCCTTTAACGATGCGCAGGTTAAAGCGATGACCGACAGCGAAGTGCGAGCAGCATATGCCGCCATTCAGGCAACTTCGAAACCGCGTAGTGAAATCGGCACTCACCTGTTCAAAGACAGCAAGCCAGCACCTACAAAAACAGCCAATCAACGCCTTGGGGGTAAATAATCATGGCATTCGGATTCACTGACTGGGACGGTGCTGACGGCACTATTCAACCGGGCTCTATCAAACGCGCCTCCAGCTCTAACGACAAAGTGTGGGGCGAAGAGAACCTGACCGACACGCCACTGCCATACGGCACTTTCGTTGCCGTAAACCCGGCTGGCGGCGTTATGCCTCTGGTGGCTGGCGCACGCATCCACGGCATCGTAGTTCGCGACATTTACGGTGACGCTTCACCACCTAACAAGCAGGCCAACATCGGTCACTTCTCTCACGGCGACTGTGTAGGTGCTCTGACTGTTGAAGGTGCTGACTTCACGCGCGGCGCCACTGCGTACATCGTTCCTGCCGGAGCGGATGCGGGCAAGGTCACCGATGAAGCGACCGGGAACATTGATTTGGGTTACTGGGTAGAGGACGTGAGCGCAGGCAACAACTGCGTGGCGATCACCCTGGGTTACGTACAACAGGCAGCGCCGGAAGCGGCAGGAGAATAACAAATGCCAATGGAAACCGCAGATTTTGAGAATGTCCTGCAGGAAGCGCTAACCGAGCGCGACATGACCCTGCAGGAGAAAGAGTTGCCGGAAATTAATATCGGTGAAGCGCTGCCGATTAAAGAGGGTCTGGACTTTGCTCTCGAGTACGTTGATTTCGGCGTATCGAAAGTGGTCGGCTCCGTAAAAGACGGCATCATCGGCAACAAAACCAACAGCCTGAAAACCATCGATAGCGATATCGAGTGGCTGAAAGCACCTGTCGGCCAGTGGGCAAAAGCTGCCACCTGGACTCAACAGGAGCTGGAGAAGATCGCCCGCCTGAACATCAACCTGCAATCTAAGAAGCAGGATGACCTGTACGCAAACGCCCTGGCAACCATCCAGTATGCGGGTTACGTCGGTCATGCTGGCGTGAAAGGTCAGGAAGGTCTGCTGACCGGTTCTGCCGTTCAGTTGATTACCGATGCCGGCAATAAAACCATCGCGGATATGACGTCAGATGAGTTCGTGCAGTTGGTTCTGAATGCGTACAACGTTGCATGGCGCAAATCGTCCTACCGCATCCAGCCAACTCACATCGCGATGGATGCGAGCGACTTCATGCTTGCAATGCAGAAGTTCGATCCAAACGCCGTTATTGTTGGCGCTGACCTGCTTCCTGTCGCTGCAATGGATCGCATCATGGCCGCGCTGCGCAAAGCATCTGGCAATGATTCGTTCAGTATCACGTTCGTTAAGGTGCCAAGCAATTACGCAGTCGGCATCAAAGCGGGTAAAACGCGTCTGGCGGTCTACACCTACGAGGCTGATTACCTCGAGATGGAGGTGCATATGCCAGAGCTGCTGGCAGTGCGCGCGCGCGATCTGCTGACCTACGAGTGCGGCTATCGCTCAGCATTCGGCGGCGCGATGTGGAAGCAGCCTCAGTCAGCTGTGTACGTGGACTACAAGTCCTCACCAGCTCCGCAGTAACCATAGGGGGTAGCATGGAATTTATTGACCGTTACCCCGAATTCTCCAGCACAGCACCAGCCCGCATCAACGGCGCTCTTGAGGATGCAGCAAACCAGATGAGCAGCAAAGTGTGGGGGCGCCTGTATGAACAGGGCCAGGCTGCACTCGCGGCTCATCTGCTCTTTGTGGCGGGCGCTCTGACAACCTCCGGTAACTCTAACGGCAATCCGATGAAGACGATCGCCAGCAGGTCCGTTGCCGGCGTTTCTGTCAGCTACTCATCGCCGGATGCCGGGTTTGGTTCAAATCATGATGGTTACGCCTCCAGTGGGTACGGTCAGGAGTACATCCGGCTGCGCAAACTGGTTGGCGTCCATGTGCTGGCTATTCGATGAGGTGATCGCATGACACCCGAAGAAACGCTAAGAGCCACAACCGAATACCTGAAAAACCTTAAGGCGATGAAAACGCACCATGTCGCCGTTGGTCTTCCCGCATCGAAAGTCGGCGATAAAAAGTACGAAGGTGGTGTGTCAGTAATTGAGGTTGGCACTGCGCATGAGTTCGGCACTGAAGACCTTGATGAGCGTTCATTTCTCCGCGTGCCATTCACGCTTAAAAAGTCCGAAATTAACCGTGCCATTCAGGCGCAGGTTGCAGCCGTTGGTGCTGGCCAGAAGGACGCAAACACCGCTTTAAACCTTATCGGTATCGTCGCCAGAAACATCAGCGTTAAAGCGTTCGAAACCGGCGGGTATGGCACGTGGCCAGACATCAAGGAAGCGACCAAAAAAGCAAAAGGCTCGTCGGGAATTCTGGTCAACACCGGCGAACTTCGCGGCGATGTCACCTGGGAGGTTCGCAGTGAGTGATTTATCAGACCTTGATATGACCGACGCCCTGATTGGCTGGGAGCAGCCGGTAAAGCTGAAAACCAGAACAGAGGCTACGGTGGATTTTGTACCTGTCGAAGTCATTACAGTTCAGGACATTATTGCGGTGGTGCAGAGCGCCAACAAAGAAAACCTGACGCTGGATAGCCTCGACTGGTCGAAAGAGTATTTGCTCATTCATGCCCGGCTGAAGATTGAGACAGGTCAGTTCATCGAGAAAGATGGCCGGGACTACAAAGTTGTTTCGCCCGCTGATTTCATGGATTACGGCTTTTGCCACGCCATAGCGGAGGAAACCAAGCTCCCGTTACTGGTGCCAACGCCATGACGCAACCACACCTGATCGCACTTGCCCGCTTTGTGCGCGACCTGCTGGCTTATGACGAACAACTGATTAAGTTCGATCGTAAAAACATCATCGCAACCGACTTCACCACAAGCTATATCGTCGTCAACGGAAGCCTGCCGCAGTCACTGCTTGCGAGGGGGCAGCGGTTCAATGGCGTCACTGAGGTGATGAAGTACACCGCAGCCGTAAGCCATAGCATTGTGCTGGAGTTCTACGGAGATAAGGCTTACTCGAACGCAGAAGATTACCTGATGCTCAGCGCCAGCCAGAAGGCTAACGAGCTGCGCCGTAAGAACGGACTGACCATCATGTCAGTATCGAATATCACAGACGTTGGCCAACTACTGGGCCAATCCCACGGCAATCGGGTTCAACTCAGCTTCAACATTCAATACGCCCCGGCTCGCGATGTGCAGACGCTGCGTATCGACACGCCGCAGTTTCAATTTCT